AGTAAAGGTTTTAGCTAATGCTGTAAGCCAAAGTAACAGTGGATCAGTTACTAATCAGAACTGGAATGTAAACAATGGTAGTTTTCATACTAATCAGTATGGAGGAAATATAGTCTGTCAAGGTGCAATGATGACTATTACTCCTTTTAGCACCTTTAATAGTAATTATAGAAAACCTTTCGATCATAGATATGAGACACCTGTATATGATCAGACTGATATAGTTGGTGATTTTGATGATGATGGTAATGCTATAGGTGATGGTACACCTGATAATCCAGGAGATATTTTATATTATCAACAGAACTATTCTGGTACTAATAAAGATAGCTATGCACTTGGTACAGGTATAACTCTGAACTTTTCTATTCCTTTGGATAGACAGTTAGGTAAACAATGTAAAGATGCAGCACAGACACAGATAAATATACAAAAACAAAAGCTAAAAAACTTAGAGCTAGATTGGCATATGGCAAGATTACGTCATTGTGGAGAGAAGAAGTTGGCTGGTATTCAGTTTGCAAAAGACAGTCCGTATTACAACATTTGTAAGGATATAGAAGTTGTACCTAAGAAGGGTCAGGTTTTACCTCATCGTCATTCTTTGACTTCCGAGAAGTAACTTTCTTTACTAAATTCTTTACTAATGGTTTTACAGCATTGATAAGTAGTGGAGTAGTAGCAGCGACCAAAGCAATACCAGCAGCAGTAGTAGCAGCTTTAGCTGAAGGTAGATATTGGTCGATGAACTTTGTGTCTTCATAGAGTGTTATGCACTCACTTTTATCATCTGATAATTTATGACCTATGACACGTTCTAGTTTTTTATCGTTACGAAAATCTCCTACCCTTTGATCTTTATCACCAGGACATTTTATAAAAAACTCTTCTTTCTCTTTTTCTGGTAATTTAGGTTTTTCAGTTTTTGCTTGTGGTGCTGGTTCTTGTCTTCTTTGTTGTGATTGCTGCTTAGTTTCTACTATCTGTATTCTTCTTCTGTTATATAGCATTGGTTCAAAAGAAGGCATAGAACCATAAGGACAGCTAATTACAGTTCCTCTTGGATCATCGTTATATAAGGCTGTATTCTTTGGTGAAGCATCTCTGTGATACTTTACACATCCAGGTAGTTTTAACGATGGCAGAGGAACGTTTAATACTTGATATGGGTTATGTACTGGTATATTTATCTGCGGTATTTTTATCTCTCGTATTTCCATTACATAGGTAGTGAAGGCCCACTAAACTTTGGTAATTGTTTTGGTATCTCGTCTTTCATTTTGTTTTGTAAATCACCCATAACTTTATTTTTAAGGTTACGTTCAAACTCTGGTGATCTCATATATTGAATTGCTAAGTAAGCTCCTACACTCATTGACGACACCATTAAGAATGAAATAATAGAAAGGATGTTAGCTATTTTATTAAACATGATAAGAGGTGCATTTGCAGTTATATACATGATAGTCATAACTACAGTGTGTGTAAGCACACCCCTGTTCATATTAAGTTATATACTTAGAACTTATACTTCAAGCCAAGTTTTGTACCGTAGGAATTAGTGTCATCTGCAACCATAGAAAACTCACCATAAACGTCAATTTTCTCTGCTGCTGAAATAGAACCACCAACTTTACCAGAGAAGTTTGTTTCTGATTCTCCGTCATCTGGGTTAGATAATAACGCACCACCTTGAACATAGTAAGAAGCAGAACCATTACTACCTTCATAGCCTAGGTGCAAGTCAGTACCAGAACCGTTATAGTCCTTTCCTGTATAAGAACCGTTGTTCTCTATGTTTACATAGAACCCTGCAAAACAAGGTGTTGAGACTGCTGAGACAGCAGCTATAGATAAAACTTTTTTAAGCATTTAATTGAATAAATTAAAGCTCAATACTAATCGTTTTTAAATTAAATTCAACTTTCGGGTGTTTCTGTTTGTAATTCGTCCTCTTTATTTTGTTCATTTATTTGTTGTTGGACTATTTTTATAGCACCATTGATTTCATGTAAGGCAATAGTAAGGTTTTGCCTTTCTAATGACAGTTGTTGTAGTTTTTCCTGTAAATTCATTTATTCGTAAATTTTCTTACCGTCAGTAATAGCTTTATCTATTGCAGTGAAGTCTTCTGATGTCCAGATAGATGTAGTATCATCCTCTTTTTTATAAGCCTTAATAATCTCAAGATGCTCTACATTACGCTTGATCTTGTCTTTGTATTTAGCATCACTTTCATCTGAAGCCTTTGCAGTGTTAATAACAGTTACGCTATCACCAGCAGCAGAAAAGATTGCTGCAATTTCATCTGTGGTACGTTCAGCCATTTGATTTAAGTTTGTTTACTTCTATTGTAAGTTCCTGTATCGCTTTGACAAGGATTGGTACGAGTTTACCATAACTTGCTTCTAACCTGTCAGGGTTTTCATCCATAACCATGTTTAAGTAATCTGCATCATTTTCTTTCTGTGCTGCCTGTAAATCCTGAGCAATAAAACCATGCTCAAACGATCCATCTTTACCATTACCATCTCTAGTAGCCCATTCAAATTTTACAGGTCTTAGCTTGGTTATAAAATCTAAGCCTTCTGGTAAGTCAATTACGTTTGTTTTATCTCTTGCATCTGAGAGGGAGGATATGGTTTGTACGTTACATCTAAGGGTTGCAATGCTGTTATTGCCAAGTGTTACTTCATTATCTGCTGTAGCAGAGGAAGGATCTGAGTCATAACCAAGAGTAAGGTTATTATCGCCAGTAGTTATTACATTGCCTGCATTAGTTCCCACAGCAGTGTTCTGTGTTCCAGTTGTGTTTGAGTTTAGTGCATCAAGACCAACTGCTGTGTTATTGCTTGCAGTTGTGCTATTTCCTAAAGAGCCAACACCAACTGCTGTATTACTACTACCAGTAGTATTTACATCTAGAGAAAAACCACCTAGGGCTACATTGTTATTCCCTGTTATGTTTGCAGTTAAGGCTTGTGATCCTACTGCTGTATTTGTTAGTCCTTCAGTGTTTGCTCCTAAAGCACCAACTCCAACTCCTGTGTTGTTATTTCCTGTTGTATTAACATCTAAACAAAAAGAACCAACAGCTGTGTTACTTGATCCTGTTGTATTAGCTGATAACGCTACATATCCGATTGCTGTGTTGTTACTTGCTGTAGTTGCAGCATCTAAAGCAAAAGATCCAACAGCTACGTTACTGTGTCCAGTTGTGTTTAATAATAAGGCTTGATATCCAAGTGCTGTGTTATTAGAAGCAGTTGTATTAACAAGTAAAGCATTTGCACCGACAGCTACGTTATTTGCTCCTGTACTATTATCACCTAAAGTCTGTTGTCCTACAGCTACATTATTTGAAGCAGTAGTATTGGATTTTAATGAGTTATTACCTATCGCTGTGTTTGTAGCTCCTGTTGTATTAGCACCTAAAGAGCTATAACCAACGGCAGTGTTGTTACTAGCAGTAGTATTAGCATCTAAAGATCCTGATCCTAACCCTACGTTGTTAGTTCCAGTTGTGTTTGCTCCGAGTGCATTTAGACCTACACCAGTATTGTTCACTCCTGACGTATTAGCATCTAATGAAAAAGCACCTAAAGACGTATTGTGTGCTCCAGAAGTGTTTGCTGTTAAAGCCTGCTTACCAACAGCAGTATTATTTTGACCAGTAACAGAAGCATCTAAAGCACTTTCTCCAAGAACAGTGTTACCAGCAACAGAGTTTGCTCCTTTACCAACAGTGATTGAGTTTATAACCTGATCAGCAGTAAATGTGTTAGTACCTAAACTAGCTAAGTTACCAGTTGCTGTAACACCACCTTGCCATGCACTACCGTTATATACTTTCAGTTCGTTAGCAGTTGTATTAAAGAATAAGTCTCCTGTATCTAAACTAGCTGTAGGGTTGTTTGAACCTATACGATATGTATTAGCAAAACTGTTAACGCTAGATATATTACTTGCAACAGTATTAACATTACTAATAGAACCACCAACATCATTTACGTTGGTTATAGAACCAGCAACAGTAGTTATATTACTTGCATTACTTACAGCAGAATTTATATTACTTGCGTTAGATACTGCACTATTAATATTTGATGCGTTATCAGCTACAGAAGTAATATTTGAATTATTACCAGCTACAGCATTTATATTTGTAGCGTTACCAGCTACGGCTGTTACGTTTGATGCTATACCAGCAACAGTTGTAATGTTTCCACTTATCCCTGCAACAGTAGTAACCTCTGTTGCTTTTGGTGTAAGCCTATGAAATGTATAAGTATTAAGTGTTGTAGTAGTTTCTAATATCATTCCAAAGCCAGCAGCAAAGGTAGTGCTTGCTGTAGCTCCTGTAATCGTTACAGTGGAGTTTCCTACTGTTCCATTACTAATAGTGAATTGACCACTACCATTAGACGTATAAGCTGTACTGAGAGCTTTGATACTAACTAAAGTACCAGCACCATTATTTACATCTGGGTTTGCATTAGGAAAGCTTAATTCATTTACTATCGGTACAAAACCACCTACATCATCTACTAGGTCAATAACTCTTGCATCAATAGCTGCTGTAGTAGCAACCTTATCATCAGCACTACTCCAAGTTTCACCTGACTGTATTTCTCCTACAGTATCTTTTCCATAAAATATTTCACCTGCACGTTTAGCTGAATAAACTTTATTATCACTTGTAGAAGTACCAGAGGTAACTACACCACTACCACTAAGATCATTAATAACAGGTGTAGTTAATGTTTTATTTGTAAGTGTTTGTGTATCTGTAAGAGTTACAGCATTGTTTACTTTTGTATGATCGGCATCAGTAAAAACATTACTATCGGTTGCTGATTCAACAAGTGTTCTTATCTCAGCAGCAGTCTGGTCAGCAGTGGCACTAGTTTCAATACCATTTAACTTTGTATGATCAGCATCAGTAAATACGTTACTATCACTGGCATTTTCTACAAGAGTTCTTATTTCACTAGCTGTTTGATCTGCTGTAGCAGAAGCTTCTATAGCATTTAACTTAGAATGATCTGCATCTGTAAAGACATTACTATCAGTGGCAGCTTCTACTGCTGTTCTTATCTCTGCTGCTGTTTGATCTCCTGTAGCACCTTCTTCAATACCACCTAATTTATCTATAATTTCCTGTTGAGCAAATAAGACCTGATCATTCTGTGTATCAAGATCCGTTTCTGTAAGAACAGAACCATCAGCAAAATCTACCTTCTTGGCAGATATATCAGTATCTCTTTGAAACTTAATGGCAACACCATTACCAGGTTCATTACCACTGGTAAAGGTAATCTGTGTAGCACTGTTAAATGTGTAGTGGGTGGTTATAGTTTTTAATACCCCACCGACAGTAAC